AATGAATCAAGATCGCGGCCAACCATTCACAGGTGTCGGCACTGATTTTATGAAAATGATTTTCAAAAAAATTGTAAACACTGTCACGCACTGAGTCGAGATTCAATTTCATGATTACTCCTTGTAAAAGATGTGATGGCCGATTTGTGTCAGCTTGGGTTTTTTCCAACCAGGGTTGATGTAGTCAGCATGGTAATACATGGCTGTGCGAATGCCGGGCAGTCTAAAGTTTTCAAACAAGACTTTTTTGGCCACTTCTTCGCTTTCGGCATACAATTTGGCATAGACCGGTTTTATCTTGCTTACACCGGTGCATACCCAACTGAATTGACATCCAATCATGTTACGCTGGTAAACAGTCTCGCAAACATCGCGGCCAAATTTGCCAGAGTCAACTCGATTCATGGTAACCTGCGCCACTGCCACTTTTCCTTCAAACGGCTCTGTTGCGGCTTCGTGATAAATGTTTCTGGCCAAGCATTCCAGCTGGCGAGTTTTGTTCTCGGCGCTGGCAAATTGATAGCCATTGGCTTGTTCAAAATCAGTTTCTGCTCGAGTAATTTTTGCTGTGGTTGCTGTGTACAACACTCCCATAACTATCATCAAACCAATGACAGAAAGGATACTTCGGAAAACGGTTGCCAGTGCTGTTTGAATGACAACAGACATTTCCATAGGTTCTGCTTTTTGCATAGTACCTCCTTTTTTAATTGTGTAAGTTTATATAACCCGCACAAGATATAGAAAACTACTACTATTACTAGTAATAATAGTCTATTATACAAGTTTTTTTGTTAGGACGCAAGTAAACTGGGCAGTTAACTAGCTCAAAAACGTGTCTTGGCTGTTTGGTTTTGACCCGCTAGCATGGCGGCTCGTATTGAGTCGCCAGCAAGATCTAGTGTGGCCATGCTGGATAAAATTTCTTGATAACCAATTTTTTTGTCTGCCCCAAAGTCGTACAGGCGGCTGACAAAAGACATAAAATCTGAAATACTTGTGTCTGGTGTTGCACCGTCCGACGGTGTGCTTGAAAGACCGTTGTTGACCAGCTCTCTTACAATTTGTTGATTTGACTGGTCAATCAAATTGTTTGTTATGGTCAGTTGTGATGTATAAGTTGTGCTGGCCAACAACTGGCTGTTTAATGCAGATACATTCGAATTCAACGATGTCACATAAGTTGACGCATTTGCATGGTCATTGATTACGGCGTTGCCCAGTGACAATATGTTTGCTACCAAACCTGGGCTCACCAACTGAATAGTTTCTAGAGTAGAATTGATATTGGCAAATGTACTGGTGTGCGGAATTCCGGCAACTGTGCCCAGCATGTCACTGAGTGACACGCCCGATGACCAAGAACCCAACGATGCTGTCAAATTTGATAAAGTGGACGGTAATATCAATGTTTTCAAATTTGCCAAAAACGGAAGATTTGCCGTGGTTGACTGTGTTGAAAAGTTTTGAAGTTCAATACTGGATTGATTAAGACCTGCATTCAACAATTTGTTGGCCAACAGTTTCATACCCAGATTGCTTTTTGTTGGTATGCCCAGTGCTGTGATTACTGCTGGTGGCATAAATGTTTCTAGCAGTAGTAAATCGTTCAGACTGGCAGGCTGAGACAATGTAACAATTTTAAAAACATTGAGTACCTTGTCTAAATCGTCCCCGGTAATCTCACCAAATGCATTTGTCAATACGTTTGACGATATACTGTATGGTTTAGCAGGATCATACCCAGCCAATGTGACAGAAAAATTCAAGTTGAACCGATCTGCGAATCCTTCGTCTTGCAGTTTGACAAACAACGCCTGCGGAGTCCCAAAATTTACAAGATCGGCAAAGTCATAGAGAGTACCAAAATTTTGAATACCAATGGCAAATTTATTTGTGATGTCATTCAATGCTTCGGCTTGTGTTGCATATAGAACAGGATGTTGATTTTTGCCAGTCAATGAAACAAAGTCCATGGTTGGCATCAATCTTTTTGCAGTTGGTGCAACCAATGCTGATATATTTGTAAAAATAGATGACAACCCGTGTGTGACAATATCTTGATACGAAGTTACACCAACACCATATGAACTTATGGTCTTGGGAGACAAATTGGCAATCAATGATATATTTGAAAATAACAAAGTATCAACAGTCGTGGCGGCTCTACTGGTCTCTAACGTTGTGTTATCTGTGGCAGGTGTTGCCACAGTACCGGCCAAAGATGTATACACATCTAAATTTTGTCCAACAAAATTGGATGCTGTATTAAGTGTCTTGAAAAAAGTTTTATATCCCTGAATGGTCTGATCTGGCAATACCTGACTATTTCTAATGTCGACATTGGATTTCAATACATTGGCTGTGCCAATGATGGGAGGCAGATTGGCCAATACTGTGTTTAACCCGGTGGTATTTCCCGTGAACTTGTTCAAGTTGACATACAAGGAAAATAACGAGTTAGACAACATGTTGTTGGTTTGCAAGGTCATTGAAGGGGCCACTGTTAATCCTGTGCCATGCAACAGTCCATCAAGAGCCATTAAACCAGTGGAACTAATTGTCATTTACATGCCTTTTATCCGATGGTAACGTTAGGACTGCCCGATGATACAGTGTGACCGCAAGCAAAAGGGTCGCCTACTCTGGCGGCAGGCTTGCCGCCAATGGTCACAACACCACTACCGGATGTGATAGGATTAGGAACGTGAGGTCTATGCGGACGACCATATGGTGCATGATCGCTGTCCATGCTGCCAACCACGGCCGCTGGTTGACCGTTGATGGTAACCACAGATACCACTGCACCGCTTATTGACCCATTGCTAGAGTCCGGATCACCTAAACGTGCGGCAGCTGGCATTATGTTACAATTCCTGTGGTGGTTTTGATATAGTGCGAGTGCAACTGATCAATGGTAGGAGCGGCCATCATCACATGCTGTTTGCTCACTTCTATGTCTCGGCTGGGATCAGCACTGAACAGAGCCTGAATAAGCCCAATGCCTTGTTGGCTGGGCATCACAAGACAAGGCCTGCTGAGCAAGTACCCAGTGTCTGTGATTTCTGCAATGCGAGCCACAATTTCGTCACCATTGACCAACTTGAAACTTACAATTTCGCCTCGGGCGATACTTGATTTGCTGATAAGCATCATTTTAAACTTTCAAAAAATTCTTGATTCTGACGTGCTAGACCCTGGTAGCCACCCTCAACCAGTAGCTGACCATCTTTGTAGATCTGCGGCACGGTGCGGTGTCCTTCTTTGAGAACAAAGTCACGTGCTTCTGATACTTCTTCAATGTTGACTTCTTCAAATGCCACGCCTTTTAATTTCAGCAGGTTTTTGGCCTGCACACAAAAGGGGCAGTTATTTTTACTGTATACTGTAATCATTCGTTAATTTCAATAATTTCAAATTTTTGGTTTGTTTCTGCCAACCAACGATCAAAGAATGCTCGCCATTCGTCGTCGGCCTTTTTGTTCTTGGCAGCGGCTTGTTCGTCTTTCCAAACATAGTGTTGGTCGTCGGCTGGACCAGCAACTACCAGGGTGCCGTTGGCAATGGCTTCTTCGCGATACTGTAACTGTCTTGCTTTAGAAGCATGAAATGTTGCCTGTTCGTCAGCTGTCAATGACTCTACCCAGATTTCAAGAGGAACAAATTCTTTGCCCTCGGCTGGTGTGTATTTAAATTCGTGTCTTACGCCCATTTTTTTCTCCTTTATAGGCTGAAACCTTTGAACGTTTCTGTTGTAACGTCTTGTTTGGTTCCGCCAACTACATAACTACTTATCTCAGTTTCCTGAGGTGCCACCTGTACTTCTGACCCTGCAATCCATTTTTGTGTCCAAGGCAACGGATTACTGGCACCGGGCTTCATTCCACAATCCAGGCCAACTGCGGTCATGCGTTTGCAGGTCAACCAATCAACATAGTGACACAACAGAGTTTCGTTCAAGCCGATCATGGAGCCGTCTTTGAACAAATACTTGGCCCAGGCCTTTTCTTGTTCGCCTGCACGTAGGAACATGGCATTGCATTCTTTGCGAGTTTCCTCGCGGATTTTTGCAAAGTCTGGGTCGTCTTGTGGCAAAATCTTCAATAGTGTTTGGGTGGCAGCCAAGTGTACATTTTCATCTCTGGCAATGAACTTGATCAACTTGGCATTGCCTTCCATTTTCTTCAGTTCAGCAAATGCCCAAGAGCAAGCAAAACTCACATAGAATCGAATACCTTCTAGCGCATTGGCACAGTTGATTGCCAACCATAGTCTTTTCTTGAGCTCGTATTCGTCCACTGTGACTGCGTTGCCATTGACCACATGATTGCCAACACCCAACACCTTGTACAAATCACTGTACTCAATCACGCTGTCGTAGTATTGGCTGATATCGTTGGCACAATCAACAATTTCTTTTATTTCTGTCAGCTCGTCAAACACACGACCTGGATCACTATAGACATTGCGAATGATATGAGTATAACTGCGTGAATGGATAGTTTCGTTAAAAGCCCAGGTTTCAATCCAGGTTTCCAACTCCGGTAAAGTACATAAAGGTAAAAAAGCAAGATTGGGACTGCGGCCTTGAACACTATCCAATAGAATTTGTCGCTTGAGATTGCTTGTAAAAATATGCTGTTCATATTCTGTTAACTCTTTGAAATCTTTGGCGTCTCGTACTACATCGACTTCTTCGGGTCTCCAAAAGAAGCCCAATTGCTTGTCAGTCAGTTTGTCAAACTGACGATACTTTAGTGTTTCATAACGCTGTACTGCTGTTGGGCCAGCGGCATCCAAAAACGCTAGTTTTTCTGTGTGTTTCTTTTTGTCGTTAACGTTAAAGACGCTCATATTAAAATTTAACCTTTACTAATATTTTTATTGTTTTTAGATTACGCAACTGTCGCAGTCTTCTTGAGACTCTGTGGAGGCAGTTGGAATATCATGCTTTTGATTCAATTTGTCAATGTCAATCTCGCCTTGACCATCGTTGGTATTGAAATAGTACAACTGCTTGCCACCGTACTTGTAAAATTGAATAACATCCATCAGCATGGTACTGAGTGGCAGTTTTTCATCTTCGTAGAAGCGTGGATTGTAGGATGTATTTACACTGATACCTTGATCAATGTACTTTTGTAGCACCGCACACAATTTCAAGTAACCTTCGGGACTGCGTTGATCCCATAGCAATTCGTATTTGTTTTTGAGTTTGCGGAACTCGGGTACCACTTGTTTTAATACACCGTGTTTGCTTTGCTTGACTGACACATAGCTACGTGGAGGTTCAATACCATTGGTGGCATTTGAAATCTGAGCACTGGTTTCTGCTGGCATCAAGGCCATCAAGGTGGCATTGCGTTGACCGGTATGTTTGATCTGCTCACGCAAGTCGGACCAGGGCATGCGCTCAACGTGAGGTACCAGTTCGTCTACTTCGGACTTGCGAGTGTCAATGGGCAAACGTCCGTCAGCTGACTTGAGATCTTTCCAACGACCACATGGACCTTGCTCGACTGCAAGATCAGCTGATGCTTTCAGCAAATAGTAACTCCATGCTTCGGCATATTCGTCAACCAGAGCAAGAGCTTTGGGATCGCTGTAGCTGACATCGTTCTTGGCCAAGAAGTAGGCAAAGTTGATGATACCAATACCCAGTGGGCGAAACTCTTGGGTGGCCAACTCAGCGGCACGAATTGGATACCCTTGATAACTCAACAAGGCATCCAGGCCGCGAACTGCCAAACGGCACATTGATTCAAAGTCATGTGGGCTTTTTACATTGCCCCAATTGATTGCACTTAGAGTACATAGTGCAATCCTACCATCCTCGTCGTTGACATCTTTCAATGGCACTGTGGGTAAATCAATTTCTCCACAAAGATTACTCATCTTGACTGGAGCAATTTCTTCTTTGAAAGGACTGTGTGTGTTTGAGTGATCTACATTTTGTAAGTACACTCGCCCGGTATCTTTGCGCTCTTGCATGAATCGACTGAACAGGTCTGAGGCTTTGAATGTTTTCTTGCGAATTTTTGGATTACGTTCGGCCTTTTCGTATAGTTCTTTGAAACGTGCTTGATTATTAAAGAAGGCTTCGTACATTTCTGGAACATCGTTGGGACTGAAACAGGTGATGTCGCCGCCTTGAATTAGTCGTTCATACATGAGTTTGTTGAACTGCACACCATAGTCCATGTGGCGCACACGATTGTCGTCTGTGCCTTTGTTGTTTTTTAACACCAATAATTCTTCTATTTCCAAGTGCCAGATGGGATAGTACAGTGTTGCGGCGCCATTGCGTACACCGCCTTGACTGCAACTGCGAGTGGCACTTTGAAACAGTTTGTAAAAGGGAATAACGCCAGTATGGTATGCATCTCCATTGCGGATAGGGCTACCCAAGGCTCTGATGCGGCCTGCACCAATGCCAATGCCGGCCTTTTGACTCACATACTTGACAATGCTACTGGTTGTGGCATTGATACTGTCAAGACTGTCGCCGGTTTCAATCAACACACAGGATGAGAACTGTTTCTGTGGTGTTCTAACACCGGCCATGACCGGAGTAGGCAGGCTGATGTTACCAAGGCTCACTGCATCGTAGTAGTCACGCACCCACTGTAATCTTGTTTCTCGAGGATAAGACTGGAACAAGGTGGCCGCAATCAGCATGTAGGCAATCTGTGGGGTTTCGAAGATTTCGCCTGTGACACGATTCTGCACCAGGTACTTGCCGCGCCACTGCTCCATGGCCACATAGGTAAAGTTCTCATCGCGCTCGTGACGTAAGTATGAATCAAGAGTGTTCCATTCATTGGCCGAGTAGGCTTCCAATAGTCCGAGATCATAAAATCCACGATCAACATTCAACTTGACCAGGTCCAGTAACGGCCAAGGTGTATAGCTGTTGTAAACTTGTTTGCGTAAGTGATAGCAGATCAATCGACCTGCCACATATTGATAATTTGGTGTTTCTTCAGAAATCAAATCAGCCGCACTCTTGATCAAAGTCTCTTGAATGTTGGTTGTTTGTATTCCGTTGTAAAATTGTATATGACTTTTGATTTCTACTTCACTGGCACTGACTCCAGTGATTCCTTCAGTTGCCCAGAATACTACCTTGTGTAGTTTTTCGATATCCAGATTTTCTCTGTGACCTTCTCGCTTGGTTACTTGTATTTGACTCATTGATTCCTCTTCTTCTTTTAATTGTCTGTAAGCTTCAACTGTGACTCAGTGTAAACGTACTTTAACTCTAATCTTTTTGGTAGCGATTCAATATTTACAACTTCGTTGCTTTTGAAATTAAGAACATATTTCCCCTGACCAAAAACAACTAAGTTGTAGGTGTACTGGGTGTCTGGATCATAATATATTCTTATTTCAGGTTGGCTACATTCTCCGTGGAGAGTAAAGTAAACAGTATACAACATTCCTAGAGCTTTT